GTATTAACTATATGTAGTTCTTGGGATGAAATTTTATTTAATTGTTCTTGTGGTGATATTAAATTACGCACCATGCCAAAAGGTTTACCTCTTCTCCAATATGGAAAATAAGGTACTAAAGTAAAGTGTTCATATGGAGACCAGTCATCATGCAGCACTACTGTGTCTGCTGTTACTGTCCAACGAACCGCCCTCATTTTTTTCTCTACTATATAAAGGCCATAATCATCTGCAAATTTTTCTCTTTTCTTTTTACCCCATTCATAAGGTACTGGTCTTTTATCACCAGATACAGGGTCAACATAAAGTATGCAATCTTTTAATCTATAATATTGTCTTTCTACAACTCTTATAGATCTTAACGTTCTCGCATCTTCTGGATTGTTCGGATAATCAGCCCCATGATAATTTTCTTTATCAGTATCACCGTAAGTTTCATCTTCATACTCCATAGAGTCTGCGCCCAAAGTTGTACCAACTTCAGCAATCATTCTTAGCTTATCAGCTTTTCCCTGTCCATAAGTTTCTTCAATCTCTTCTATACTCATCCACTTGGTTTCAAAAATTTCGTTCCAAGTTCTTGGATCATATTCTTTAGCGTCAGGGTCAATAATAATATCTAAAGGGTCTTTGGTTTCTATTCTTACTTCACCATTAATATGATCAGAAAAATCTACACGAACATCAAACCAACCTCTGTCTTGAATTAAACCATCAGAAAAAGCTTGGCTTTCTATCCATTCCAATTTGTTGTTATCTGCAATTTGCATGTACAACTTAGTAAGAACATCTGCTATTTCTTGTTGGCCAGAGCCTCGTGGTTTAAATTGAATATCAGCCCTTCGTGTGCTTTGTTCACCAATTACTGTATTAACTGTAGGTAGAATTGTGTTAATTGTTAATGCTGGTCGACCCTGGTCGTCGAGCGCTGCCATGTCAGATTCGTCCCATTGTTCACCTCTATAAAAGGCATCACATTTTTGGGCTATATCAATATATTCTTCATGGCCACTGTCACGTGCTCGGACGTAACACTCCCATTGGCGTTTTGCAAGGGTTAAGGATTCAGCTTCACTTAGCTTCTTTTTTTTCGTTTTATAGTCTGCCATTAAGCGCTCATTGATGATTTACGTTTGCCATCTTTTACCAAGTGTTTTAATCCATCTCTCCACGACGGAACATGCTCAGGTCTTTCATAAAATGTAGCAAATTCTGTCATCATTAAACCAATCCACGCCAAGGCATCTACCTGGTCGTCGTGGGTACCATTTGGAAAACGTAATAGTTCTGCAACCATTGGTCCAGTCCAAACAGCATCTTGTGGAAAGTATACCATACCTTGTTGCATTCTACCCTGGATTGCACGCGCACGTAACTCCTTATCTCGCCTACCAACTTTTAAGTCTTTAAAGTAGGCTTCAGATAGGCCCCGCTCTCTTGTTCTTTTTTCTAGAAACGGCCCCAGGGCCATCTCGATATGACCTCTTTCTATTCCCACTATACCCGGACGCCATAATTCGTACAAGTCTAAAATTTGTTCTACTAATTCAAAGCCATCGTATTTGCCGCGAACGACATCAACAATGAATAAATTATCATATTCATCGACACCGACAACAATACCAACTGAGTAATCGTTCCTATCACGCTGTCCGATCGCAAGATCCCATGCACAGTAGTAACGAAGTTTTGCAGTATCAATCTCATTGAAATCATAATATGCGATCATGTCGCGGTTAAAATAATCGCCTTCGTCAGATACTGGATTCTGTTGGTATAGAGCAGACCAATCGCGCGGGCCGATGGCTTTCCTTATCTGCTCGAGAGCATCTACATTATATCTCTCTGGGTGTAAACTTTCACCTGTTTTCCTAAAATTTTCGTCTTCTTCTGCAATTGCTGGGTAGCGAATGACTTCCCATTCGTCTGCACCTTCATCTGCTTGAGTCAACAAGCGGCCGGCCAGGTCGTCGTCGTGCCAACGCGTAAGAATTACAAGTATGCCTCCACCTGGGGACAACCTTGTATAAGCTGTGGATGTGTACCAATCCCAAGTTGCATCTCTATTATTATCAGATTCTGCATCTTCTCTGTTTTTTACTGGATCATCAATCACCATTACGTGCGCACCTTTACCAGTAATACCACCACCAACACCCGCTGCAACATAACCGCCGCCTTGAGTCGTTTGCCATGATTCTACTGACTGAGAATCTTTATCTAGTCTAGATTTTTCAAACACATTTTTGTATACTGGTTCTCTAAGCAGTTGACGTACTTTTCGTGAAAAGTTCATAGCCAAAGAGCCTGAATAAGAACAACTTATAAACTCATGCTCGGGATGCCGGCCCAAGTGCCAGGCAGGGAAAGCAATACTAGCTAACGTAGATTTACCATGTCGAGGTGGCATAAAGAGCATCAGTCTCGGTGATTCTTTATTCGCAACCTGTTCGCTAAATTTCTCTAGTCGTTGACAAATATCTTTGTGTACCCAACCTGCTTGATAGTCTGTATTAAATCGTTCAACAAATGGGAGTAATCTTTTACGTGCTAAGACTCTTTTCGCTAATTCTTGTTCTGCTTTTACTTGAGCAGAAAGTTCTGCTTTTTTTGACTTCTGATCAGTCAGTTTTTGGGGCTCGGGTATTGCTTCAACTTCGTCAGCTCGACAATATACGCAAATTTCGTCAATAAGAACTAAGTTCTCCGGATAGAGCCCGCGACATCTTTTACATTCAGTCTTCGTTACTTCCATCTGGCTCCAAGTAGTTCGTATCGTTACCGGCAAGTTTCAAAAGTTGTGCATCAGTTAACTTTTCTAACTGTTCTACTTTCTCTACATTTATATTAATCATGGTCGCTTGTTCAGGAATGTGTAGACCGTGGAGCTTGCACAACGAATCAACAACGTTCTTTTCTTCCGTCGAGTTGGCTGCTTTTGAATGGGCTTCTAAGTACATGCCAGTTGCTGTGTTCTTATCGAACTTTACTTCTTCGCGCATTTCATTACGTAGATAGGTTAGAGCTTTTTGCATTTTGGGGGTTTTGAATACTTGATAAACGCGGTCCATGTCCTTGTACCCCGCAGCACGTCCGGCGGCTGCTTTGCTCATTCCCCGTAGATGAAACAAAACTAGCCGCTCTTCCTGAACCGAAAGCTCGTTAAGTTGTAAACCGGCATAAGGCAGGTGAGATTGTAACTCAGTTCTATCTTGTTCGGTCATATCTGTGGGTCTATCTTCGTCTAGTAATCGCATGCTGAAAGATTATATTAAAAATTTTCCTTGTGTGTAACTATATTTTTACACCACCAATATAATTCATCTTCTGTCATTGTATGCTTAATTAAGTTAACACGCCAACAAACGAGTTGAATGTTGGTTATCATGTATTCGATGTTGGGGTCAATTCTGTCAATTGAAACATTAGTATTGCGTTTTTCTCCACCCTTGTGCCACGTCATGATGATCCCGGACAACGCACAACGGCCGTTTTGTTTGTCCCATAAATCATTAAGTTGTTCTGGAGTTATTTCAAATAACATGCCTTCTTCCTTTTCTCTTGAGTATTTAAGTTGGTTCCATAAATTTTTTAAATATTTATAAGGGCTTGAACTTTTGGCAATATTAGTAAGTGACAAAGCACAAGCTCTACACACCCTTCGATGATTCTCAAAGTCTTTTTTAGGTAGACTCTTTTCACACCTATCACATATTTTATTTGCCATAATTTTTTTGTGAAAATTTTTTAGTAAAAAAACTATACCATATCACACTCTCATTCCCTCCCCCCCCGACCAGTAGACACCCCCATCCCCCGATCCGGTTTTTTGTTTTGGAACCTTGTTTCTAAGTTTTGGAACCTTGTATGAAAACCAGTAGGCAACGACAGCCTCGTACCTCGTCCGTCGTAAGTCTTATGTATTATGTTTTAAATATTATAGGGGAGACCCGGGAGACAACATCATGTCATTAGATAAAACAATAAGAGCTATGCAATTTATAGCTAAGCCAACAGTTAAGTTAACTACTCAAGCAGTAGCTAAAGTAGCTGAGCACGCAGTACCTAGAACTAAAGAGTTCATAGATACATGGAACAGAGAATGGAATAAAGATAAGCCATCCTCTATCGCTAAGCCAACATCCTCTGAAGAACCAGGGGATGTCGGGATATGTAACATCTGTACAGGACCATATGTCGACGGTCACTGTCAAGAATACCAATGCTGGAGGTAATCATGATACTTAAACTACTATCACTTATTATGTTTACTGGTTCGGCAATACTCTTCGGTCTTATGACCTGGGACATGTTGGACTACGGCAGGTACTATTGGGGCTATTTACAATTTGCACTTTGGTTTGCAATGGGCATTTGTACAATCGCTTACGCATTATGCATCATCACACTTAGGAGGTAATCATGAGACATAACATATTCACAATTACCTTGAAGGAAAACCATCCTATTCAATACTACTTAGCTCGTAGCTTTGGCTGGTTAATAGTTATAATACTATCACCAATCGTTCTACCACTCTCTTTATATCT